GAGTCTGGTTGAAGTGTTAGGTCATAAATGGAATGTTTTAGAACACCGCCAGAGCTTCTCGCAGTTATTCTTATCCTTCTATGCCAGGCAAAATCAGCACTTGCCTCCCATTTTACGTGAATGCGTACAGTATAGAATCCTGAAAATACAATGCCGATTCTATCATTGCCAGCATCATAGAAACCATACTGATCCGTTTCGACTATTCCAAGATCAAGCTCTGTTTCAGTGGTGTCTGCAATGGTCTTGAATCCACTGCTTCGTACCGCTGTAACCACTGCTCCCGAACTATAAGTATCCCCCCCGATCCATCGGCTCTGCGTCGAATCGTAGTATAGAGCCACATTCGAGCCTGGCGCAATTACGGCATCCTGTGCGTTCGAGAAATTGAATCGGTTCGCCGCGCTCGATGATGCACTCTGGTTCCTAAGTGTAATGGCATACGAGCCAACGTTGAAGATCCTCAACAGCCTCCCCTTCACGCCACCGCTCAATCCAGTGATCGTCCGCGCCGCGTCCGAAGAAAGCCGCAAAACCCCATAGTCACTCGGATCATAGTTATTCTGATTTGAAGTGATTTGTGCCGCTGTAGTCTCCTTTTTCACACCGCTTTCTTCAAGTTGATTCCCTTCCAGCCAGCGTGCTTGTGTACTGTCATAATATAAGGCTATGCTTGATCCAGGCATGATTACGGTGTTCACAGAGGTGGCGAAATGGAATCTATTTGCCGCGCTGGAGGATGCGCTTTCGTAAGATAATGTGATTGCGTATGATCCAATATTGAAAATCTTGAGCGATCTCCCCTTCACGCCACCGCTCAATCCAGTGATCGTCCGCGCCGCGTCCGAAGAAAGCCGCAAAACCTCATAGACGCCGATGTCATAGTTGTTCTGGTTGACCGTGATCTGGGCGGGCGTGTTCTCGTTCACAACGTCGTACATGCTGCTGTTATCCCCACCAACCCATCGGCTCTGCGTCGAATCGTAATAGATAAATACGTTCCCGCCAGGTGGAACGATGAAATCACTTGCATTGACGAAATTGAATCTATTGGCCGCAGTGGATGAGGCGCTCTGCTGTGCGAGAATAATGGGATTGGACCCAACGTTGTAGAGGGTGAGTGTCCTGCCCTTTTTCCCCTTTGAAATCCCCGTGATCGTCACCTCCAGCGTGGAACTCATCCGAAGAACGTCATAATACCCCGGGTCATAATTATTCTGGCCAGCCGAAAGCGGGTTAGGTGTGTTCTCGTTCGCAATATCGAATAGCGGCGAGTCCCCCGTCACTGCCCTCTTCCACTTCTCCAGTTCCAGCACCCTCCTCACCAGTTCGTGGATCGTGCTCTTGTATCTATCCTCCAGCTTGCTCATTCTGCGCCCTCAATGGTATTGCGGCCAGTGATGGTCTCAACGCCGTTCTCGTCCACGCCCACATATACAACCACGATCTCGCACGTAAAATACAGGTCGGCATAGAATACCGAAACCAGGTCGCCCAGATCCCAATCAATCCCATATAAACTCCTCGGCGCATCCTCGCTCCCTGGCGTATTGAGGAACGTCGCATATATCTCCTCGCGCGGCTGTCCCTGCTTCAACTGCGCTGCGCCCACGTCCTCCAGCTCTGTATCGTCCACTTCGTAGTTGGCCTCGATCAGATCTTCATAACGATTCCACCTCGAAGCATTCACCCGCAAATCATCGTCCACCACAACAGCCGCGCGGCTCTCCCCACGCCCGCTCCCGCGCACGATGATCGAATTCTTCTCATCGAAATGACTCTTCGAGTAGAACGGAGCACGCAGGTTAGAGTTCTCCACGCTGAACACAAGTTGATCTGTGCGGTCCACCCCCCGCAGGTCCGCAAACGTCTGGAACTCGAATCCCACCCCGCTGAACTTCGTCAAGGATTGCTCATCCAGGATGGGAAGCCCCGCCTCGTCAAGAATAGGCAGTCCATCCTCATCCAGGATAAAAATTTCAAATCCTTTCAAATCCCTCGGGACCACGTCGAAATATATTTTCCGATTGGATGAATTGTCCTCGTGTAGCTGGAAACTTGTATCCTTCAGTTCTTTTAGGATGTCCAGCACGTTCCGATCCGCGAACCTGCGTGAGATGGACGGCCCCAATGCCAGATCCGCCTGCACGCTGAATTCCGTTTCTGGGTAGGCGCGCGTATTATCCTGTGCCCCCGCCTGGCTTATTGCGCTTCCCCAAAGCATTTGCTCACGCACAATTGCCTTCATCATATCGTCAATCGCCGCCGTCTTTGCTGTATAACTTGTTCCTGCCGCCTGAATCACCCAGCGCCTGTTCAGCAAATCCAGCGGACTCCTCCCAAAGAACTCGATGATCTGGACGTTATCGGTATCGCGCGTGTATATTTTTGGCTGCCGCAAAAGATAGATTCCCTCCCGCCTCAGCGGATACCCGTGGGCGGGGGAGCGCCACACCTCCACCCTGCGGTCAGGCTGAAAGTACGGGTTTACCTGCTTCTTGAATTCCTTATAGGGCAAACCGATCTGGAATGTCCCATACCCGCTCACCACGCGCGAATACGAAAAGAACGCCATGTCGTTCAACAGCATGATCCGCTTGCCACCGTCATCCGTCATCCAAATCTCGTAATTCGCCATTACAACTCATCCCCGCGCGCCGTACTATCTGCGCTCCAATGTCTCGGAACGTAACTCAAATACAGTTTCGCATCCACGTCATCCACCATCAGCGCCGCAATCCTGTTCTCCCCAGGCATCAGCGAAAACGCCCGCATGTCCGAGCCTGGCAAGATCGAATAGGACAAATCGCCTCTTATAGTGCTGTAAATCTTCCCGCGCCCAAAGTCCAGGAACACGTCCTCCCCGCTCAAAATATCCAACTCCATGTAGACGCGCTTCTTAGTCGTCTGGTTCTCGATGAATTTCAACGTCGCAGGCCCAGCCATATACAGGTTCGGGTGTGTCTCTGCCGAACCCACGTTCTCCACCAAAGTCACCCCCGCATAATGCGCCGGGCTGTCCGCCCCCAGGTAGATGTTCCCCTGCGCATCATAAAGCACCGCGTAGATCACGCTCTCCTGCACAATATCCAGATTCGTCCACGTCGAGCCGTTCCATACCGCCACACCGCTTGCGTCCACCCCTCCCGCCTCCGTGAAGTCGCCCACCGCAATTACTTCTCCGTTTGCCCGCACGTCCAGGCTGTATACGGTTCCATCCATTCCGCTCCCCATGGCCAGCCACGTTGCACCGTTCCAGTAACCGATGCCGTTCATAACCTGCGAACCGCTCAGGGTAAAAGCCCCACCCGCATAGAGTGTTCCCGATGGTGCGATGATCAATTCATAGACCGTGCTTGCAAACCCGTCTCCCATTGCGGACCACAAGCCTGTTACTGTGTCGTAGGATGCCACACGCGTCAGCCCGCTCGCAGGGTTGGTATATTCATCCGTAAACTCTCCCGCCGCGTAGACCGTGATCCCGTCCGCCGTCACTGCCACCGCATGGACATTCCCATTCAGGCCGCCATAAACTCCCAACACCTGCCACTGCGATCCGTCCCAGCGCGCGATCTTCTGCGCAGCCGCCGTTCCCGCCGTAGTGAATTCTCCTCCCGCATACACGTCCCCATTCGGAGCAACTGCCACGTGCTGCCCTGTCGCGTTCAAACCTGTCCCCATCGCATTCCACGCCGATCCGTTCCAGTAGGCAATTCGGTTCGCCGCCACCCCGCCGATGCTCGTAAATGACCCAGTGGCATAAACGTAACCATTCGGGGCCACCGCAATATCGCGGATTTCCCCGTTCGCCCCGGTCCCGTATAGATTCCACTGCGTCCCATCCCAATAGGCAATTCGGTTCGCAGGGATCAGCGGATCAGTCGCCAAGACATTGTTATTTGCAATCGTGAAAGTTCCGCACGCAATCACCTCACCGCGCGAGCCGAATTCCAAATCGTTCACCGTATTGTTGAAACCGTAATTCATGTGTCCCCACGCCCCGTCCACCCGCGCCAAAATATAATTATTATCGTCCGATTCCTGAAAATCCAGTTGCTTCACGTACTGCTGATCTTCCCACAGCATCGGCGAGACCGCCAAAAACCGCACAGGGAATGAATTGATCCACTGGTTCCGCACGTCCCAATCGCCTTCCAGCCCGCCGTCATAGCGCGCCTTCAGGTAGATCGGGTACTCCCCGTCCTGGTACTCCAGCAGGAACTCCTCGCCCCCCGCCGTCTTATCGGGCTTGATCAGGTCAATCAGCATCTGCCTTAACTCGTGCAAATAACGCAGCGTCGCATCCGCGCAAGTCCTCGCCCTCTGCTCGTGCTTCGCGTGGAAGGTCAGCGTCACCAGCCGTTCCAAAATCTTCGTGTTGTCGTAATATGACCCTGGCGCATCCGCAAAGGACTGGATGTTATTCTTGATCTGCGCAAACCCCATCCCCCCCACCACCGTCATATACAGGTTCTTTTCCGTCTGTTCGGGTCCCGCCAGTTCCACCCACCGCCCGCCCGCGCGCGTGTAATCCTCCCGAATGGACACGCTGTTGTGCGCCATGATATTCCAGCGGCAGTTCGGCTGCTCACCGTCTGCGTAGGTAGTGGGGTAGGGCTTCCGCTCCATTTGTGCCCCATCCACGTAAAAAGTCACGGCCTGCGGAGCCAGCCCATCCGTCTCCACATACAAGCGCATATCGTTGCTGCCCGTCGAGAATCCTGTGGCGTCAATCCTGACCCACCTGTCCGCCCGCAGTGTCACCACCTGTGAAAACCATTCCTTACCCGCAGGGTTGTCAATCAGTCGTATCCGCACCTTCCCGCTCCCCAGAATATAAGCACTGACTGTCACGGGATCAGAGATCCCCGCCAGCGCATTCACGCGGTAATAGGCTCCCTCGTGCAGCGCCGACCCGTTCGCCACCACCTTGAACGACGCGATCCCAAAGCGCGCGTAATCCAGCGAGCGCGTCAGCGTGGACCCGCTCGCCGTCCACCCCGTCGTATCGAACCGCGCCGATGGGTTGCGTACATAATTTGTCGTGCCCTCAGGAGCCAAAATTCTCAGCGTCGCCATTCTTCACGCCATCAAACTTTCAAGCATATTAAAATCCTGCAATATCGGCTCGATCTGCGCCGAAGAATTGATCGTCAGATTCGCCGTGCGGCTCGTCTGGTAGGTATTCCCACCGCCGCGCGCCGCCGCCATCGAAGAGACCGCAGGCATCGCCACCGCACCCACCGCGTTCTGCATCGCACCCACCGCCAGCCCCGCCGCCTTCTCGATCCCCTGTGCAAACCCCTCCATGGTGAATACACCGATATTCTCAAATAGCGCAGAGGGGGAGTGGATCCCAAGAGCATTCTTTGCCGCATTGTATGCAGCAATAGCGGCATTTACCGCGGCAGAAGCCAAGGTTTGCGCCCAGATCTTGATGCCACTTATGATTCCATCAATCATTGCCTTTCCTACCCCCTTCCAATCCCTGTCTTTCATGGCTTTCCCAATCTTGTCCATGGTGCTTCCAAGGCTACTTATCAGTTCGTCGAACCCTTTTTTGAAGGATTCAATGGCTGCCTTCGCCTCCGCCAGCCATATCGTAAAGAGGAATATATAAATTTTCACCTGTAGAAAGACAGCAATCAGCACCCAAAATCTTGACATCAGGCTTGAAATAACCG